AACAGGTAGCCCAGATAGCGGCAAGTATTAAAGAATTCGGGTGGACTAATCCGATATTGGTGGATAAAGAGAAGGGCATCATAGCGGGTCATGGGCGGCTTATGGCGGCTCGTAAGCTAAAGATGGATGATGTGCCCACTATTGAGTTAAGTCATCTCTCAGAGGCTCAGAAGAAAGCTCTGGTCATTGCGGATAATAAGCTGGCTTTAAATGCAGATTGGGATACGCAGATACTATCGCTAGAGTTATCAGAACTACAAGACATTGGATTTGATTTAGATATATTAGGTTTTGATGCTAATGAGTTAAATGTATTACTTGAGCCTGAAGAAGTAGAGGGATTAACGGATGAAGATGCGGTTCCTGATGCGCCTATTGAACCCAAAACTAAATTGGGCGATATATACCAGCTTGGCAATCATCGGCTTATGTGTGGGGATAGCACTAGCATAGATGCGGTAGAGAAATTGATGGATGGTCAGAAAGCCGATATGGTTTACACAGACCCTCCTTATGGAATTTCAATTGTTCAAGGCGGCTCAATTGGAGGATCAAAGCCTTTTGGGAGTGTTGGAGGCGGAAAATTAGCTAAAGTTGGTAAATATGCCCCTATTGCTGGTGATGAATCTATTGATGTTGCAATTGAGGCAATACAAGTAATAAAAACGCTGAATGCAAAAGTTGAAATTATTTGGGGCGGTAATTACTACGCTAACAATTTAGAAAATAGTTCTTGTTGGATTGTTTGGGATAAAGAAAACACAGGAAATTTTGCTGATGCAGAATTAGCTTGGACTAATCAAAAAACTGCTGTGCGTATTTTTAAGCACATGTGGAATGGTATGTTAAAAGATAGCGAACGCGGGCAAAAGCGCGTTCATCCGACACAAAAGCCAGTTGCTCTTGCTGAATGGTGTTTTGGTCAGTATGGGAATGAATGTTTAACGGTTTTGGATTTATTTGGCGGTTCTGGCTCTACTTTAATTGCGTGCGAAACAAAAAACAAAAAATGTTACATAATGGAATTATCGCCAAATTATTGTGATGTTATAGTAAAGAGATGGGAAGATTTCACAGGTAAGAAAGCAGTATTGTTATCAGATAGTCAATAGTTCCCCTTAAGAAAAGATTGTTATGACTTTGGAACATAAACCTACAGATGAGCAAAGGAAACTTGTTGAGACTTCAGCAGGTCTTGGCTTGCCTCATGAGCAAATAGGCGCACTTATTGGGATAGATGATAAGACGCTAAGAAAGCACTATAGGCAGGAGTTAGACGTAGGGAAGGCTAAGGCAAGTGCTCAGATAGCCAAGACATTGTTTAACAAGGCTCAGAGTGGTGATACGACTGCATTGATCTGGTGGACTAAAGCTCAGATGAGATGGGCTGAGACACAGAAGCAGGAGATTACAGGCGCAGATGGTGCTCCGTTGGTAGTTTCATGGCAGAAGTAATAACCATAGATTACAAGCCGAGGGTATATCAGCTAGAGCTACATGAGGCTTTAGACAGTCACCGATTCGTAGTCGGGGTCATGCATAGGCGTTTCGGCAAAACGGTTGCAGCTATTAACCATCTAATCAAGTGTGCAGTCCAGTGTGAGAAGCCTAATCCTCGGTTTGCATATATAGCGCCGACATACGGGCAGGCCAAAAGAATTGCATGGGATTACTTACTAGAATATACGAGGCCACTTGGAGCAGTTCCTAATATTGCTGAGTTGCGTGTTGATTTTTGGGGGCGTCGGATTAGTCTTTACGGGTCTGACAATCCTGACAGTCTACGTGGTCAGTACTTTGACGGCGTTTGCTTGGACGAAGTTGGGGATCAGAACCCTAAGATTTGGAACGAAATCGTACGTCCAGCATTGGCAGATCGTCTTGGGTGGGCTTTGTTCATTGGCACTCCTAAAGGCAATAACCATTTCGGTGAGTTAGCCGAAAGAGCCAAGACTGAACCGGGTTGGAAATTCCTAGAGTTCAAGGCTAGTCAGACAAATATTCTCCCACAAGAAGAACTCAAAGCAGCCCTCAGAGAGATGGGCGACGATAAATATAACCAAGAGTTTGAGTGTTCATTCAATGCGGCTGTAGAGGGGTCTTACTATGGGCAGATCATTAACTCTCTTGAAAGAGATGGTCGTATATGTGAGTTTCCTCGTGATGACCTGTGCCGTTCTTTTGTCGCTTGGGATCTTGGGATGGGCGATTCAACGGCTCTGTGGGTTGCTCAAGTGGCTGGAAAAGAGATTAGGCTCATCGACTGCATAGAGAATCATGGAGTAGGTCTGGACTGGTATGTTTCATGGTTACGCGACAATCAATATATTTCCTTCAATCAAATACTCCCGCACGATGTTGAGGTAAGAGAACTTGGTACAGGGAAGTCTAGGAAAGAAGTATTGATGGAGGCTGGACTGAGCATAACTGTTGCGCCGCGGTTATCTGTTGCTGATGGTATTCAGGCTGTAAGGCGTATGCTTCCTAACTGCTGGTTTCATACCAAAACGAAACAAGGGTTAAATGCGATTAGGAACTATCGGCGTGAGTTTGAGGAGCGTCGGCAAGTGTTCTACGATAAACCTTTGCATGATTGGTCATCACATTACGCAGATGCAATGAGGTATCTAGCGGTGGGTCTTGACGAAAGTGATAATTCATGGTCAAAACCGTTGCCAAATAATGTAAGTTGGGTTGTATAATGAGCAAAACGGAGGTTTGTTATGCTCGATTCAGGAACTATCAAGGGTATCCTTGAGAATGAGATAGATAACGCTATTGGTTATCTGGACACAGAGACCACAGAGGCTCGTCAGAAGGCTCTGGAATACTATCTTCGTAATCCTTACGGCAACGAGATTGAAGGCCGTTCCCAGATCGTCACAGGTGAGGTCGCAGAGGCTATCGATGGCGCTCTCCCTCAACTTATCCGAGTCTTTACTACGACTGAGGATATTGTCTACTTTGAGCCTAAATCTCCGGGCGACGAGAACTCCGCTAAACAAGCTACCGACTACTGTAATTGGGTGTTCTATCGTGAGAACGAAGGACTCCTGATCCTGCACAACTGGTTCAAAGATGCACTGCTTCAGAAGGTCGGTGTAGTTAAGTCGTATTGGGATGAACGTCAAGACATTACTAAAGAGTCTTACGAGAACCTTACTGAAGATGAGTTAGCCTTACTTTTATCGGATCAGTCTTTAGAAGTTGTCAAGCAAGAAACAGAGATTGAAGAAGATGTGGACATGTTTGGCAATGTAGTTCAGCGGACGAGTTATGAGGTCTATGTCCAGCGTAAAGAGGACTATGGCTGCGTCAAGATTGAGAACGTCCCGCCTGAAGAATTCCTAATCTCTAAGTCTGCTAGAACGATTGAAGAGGCTAATTTTGTAGCTCATCGTCGGCTAATGACTCGTAGCGATTTGATAGCTATGGGCTATGACAAAGAGATTGTTGATAACCTACCGACTTACAATGATTTAGAGTTTTCTGAAGAACGAGTAGCTCGATTCCCAGATGGTGAGCAGCCAGATCAGAACAACTCGCTAGACTTCTCAATGCAGACTGTAGAGGTATATGAGTGCTATATCCGCATTGATGAAGACGAGGATGGCATCGCAGAGATGCGTCGGATTGTGTATTGCGGCTCTGAAATCCTAGAAGATGAGGAATGCGATTATGTCCCGTTCCACTCGATTTGCCCTATTCCTATCCCTCATAAGTTCTTTGGTCAGTCATTGGCTGATCGTGTTATGGATATTCAGCTAGAGAAATCGACGATTACCCGTCAGTCTCTGGACAATATGTATCTAACGAATAATGCTCGTGTAGGTGCTGTAGATGGTCAGGTGAACTTGGATGACCTATTGAACGCTACTCCGGGCGGTGTGATCCGTATGAAGTCGGCTAATGCGCTACAACCTTTGCAGGTTCCTAGCGTCTTTGGTCAGGCTATGCCGATGCTTGAATACTTGGATACGGTTCAGGCTAAACGTACTGGTGTTAATGACGCGCAACAAGGCTTAGACCCAGATGTATTGTCGAATGTTACGGCTGCTGCTGTAGCTGCGATGATGAAGTCTAACTCTGGGAAACTAGAGATGATTGCTCGAATCTTTGCTGAGACAGGCGTTAAGAGTCTGTTTAAGGGGATTCTGCACTTAATGACCAAATATCAAGAGAAGCCGCGTATTGTCCGTATGAGGGGCGAATATGTGAGCTTTGATCCTCGTACATGGGCAAATCAATACGATATATCTGTGAATGTTGGGCTTGGTTCTGGTGATCGTGAGCAGAAGTTGACGATGTTGCAAATGATTATGTCTAAGCAAGAGCAGATTATTCAGGCGTATGGTGCTGCTAATCCTCTTGTTTCTGTTGGGCAATATCGTAATACATTGGCAAAGTTCATTGAAGCGGCTGGTTTTAAGGACGCTGGAGAGTTTATTAATGAGATTACGCCAGAGGTCAATGCCGCGCTATCGCAGCCTCAGCCACCTGCACCCGATGCTCAAGCCGAGGTTGCTCAGATGCTTGCGCAGGTTGAGAGGGAAAAGACTCAAGCAAAGGCTCAGATTGACGCTGCAAAGCTCGACTTGGAGAGACAAACCCTTGAGGCTGAATATACGCGCAAGGGAATAGAGATGCAGATGAAGAATCAGAGGGATTCGGCTGAATTGCGGATTCGTGAGGCTGAACTTGCTGTTAAACAACTCCAAGCAGTGCTGGCTTTGGACTTAGCAGACGAAGATACGAAGAACAAGCAGGTTGAATTGACTCTGAAGGCGCTAAGAGAATTAGGCGCTTTGACTAAACAAGGTGGGATGATTCAGTGAACAAAGATCAATGGGCTATAAACCTACTAAGGGACGATTACTTTATCGAGATGATGGAGACTCTTAGGGGGATAGAACATAACAAGTTTGCAACATCAGCACCAGATGAAAGTAATGTAAGAGAACAGGCTTACTACAGGCTATGTGCTCTGGATTTAGTAGAGGCTTATTTGGAATCGATGGCGGCTGAAAAGCTAATCGAGGCGAAAAAGTTAAAGATTTTGTAGTGCGTTTCGGGCGCTTCCCGATATAATTAAGGAAACTAAATGAGCGATACTCAGAACACGACACCGGAAGGTAGTGGTGAGTTGACGGTAGAAGGTGCAGCTAGCGCTTTTCTGGGCTTAATGGGTGGTGATGAAGGCTCCGATGGACAACCTGAAGACCAACTAGAAGCCAATGAAAGCGAGGCCGAATCAGAGTCTTATGAGGATTCTGAGGTAGAACAAGAGGAAGAAGTTGAGGAGCAAGAGCAACCTGTATATCGCGTTAAAGCCGCTGGCGAAGAACGTGAGGTCACGCTCGATGAGCTTATCAAGTCTTATCAACTTGGCACTGATTACACCAAGAAATCGCAAGCTGTAGCTGAAGAACGTAAGGCGGTTGAGGCCGAGCGCCATGCGATTCAAGAGGCTAAGGCTCTGCGCGATCAATACGCGCAACGTCTTGAGATGATGGAGCAGATGCTTCGTCCTCAGGATGAGACTGAGAATCTGGCATACCTGAAGGAAACAGACCCTATTGGCTACAGTGTAAAGGTAGCTGAGATGGTCGAGAGGGATAAACAGTTAAACGCTGTTCGTGCTGAACGTGAGCGCATAGCTCAACAGCAGGAGCAGGAGAGACAGCAGAATCTTCAGAGGATGGTCGCTGAAGAAAGCCAGAAGTTGGTGGCTGCTGTTCCTGAGTTTGCTGATCCTACTAAGGGTGAGGCTCTGAGGAAGGACATTAGGTCTTTCGGCAAGAGTCTAGGATTCTCGGATCAGGAGTTAGCGTCTGTCTACGACAGTCGTGCGGTTCTAACGCTGTACAAGGCTATGCAATACGATAAGTTAATGGCTAGTAAGCCTGAAGTAACCAAGAAGGTTGCTCAAGCGCCGAAAGTTATGAAGCCCGGAGTTGCTCAAAGTCGTGATACAGGCAGTGAAGAACTGAAGAAACTTAAAGCGCGAGCTAAGCAGTCCGGAAGGGTTGCAGATGCCGCAAGTGTATTTGAGAAATTTATTTGAGGTGAATCATGGCTATTTATAATGCTCATACCGCTATTGGTCAGCGCG